CGAGGCGATGGTTATGCTGATCACCGATAGCGGTATCAAGTCGGACGACCTCAAGACCGAGCGCCAGCTCTCGGAGGCGACGCTCGCCCTTCAGACTTCGCGCGACATCGCCGTTGCCCTCGTCGTGGCTTCGCTGATGATGGGTTCAGCGCTGGCTTGGCGACTTTGGGGGCAAAAGGGGAATAGGTAGATACCAACCAGTCTACCAAAACGCCTTGGCGGTCGGTTTTTGTCATTCTGAGGGGGTCGTTCCAGAGTAAAACAGGGTCGCTCCCACCTTTTTAGGCGTAAGGATGCCATTGGTGACCATAGCCTTGATGACCGCCTGTGCCTGGTCTTGGTTCAGACCATAGTCGGTCTCCAGCTCCTTGATCATCGCCCCCCGGCTGGTGGACGGCTTGGAGGCGAAGTGGGCGTACTGCTCCCCGACCTTGAGGAGTTCAAACTTGGAGGACAGGGGTGCGACCTCCCACAGCACCTTGCCCTCGGCGTGGCGCAACTTGATGGACAGGGTAGGCTTGCCGTCCGGCATCCGCATACCCGCCAACTTGCCACGCTTGGTAAGATTGAAGGAGAAGATGGGGTAGTCCTTGGACTCGCGACGGACGTTGATAATCGCTCTAGCCCAGTTTACGAGTTCGGAACTCCCAAGCCCGGAATATGCCATATCGCTAATGGTCTGACCCTCCGTGACCTCCTTGGGCTTAGGCTTACCTTCGTGGTGGGTGAAGACGATGATGCACCCGGTATCTTTGAGGATGGGCTGGATGAGGTTGCGGAGGAAGTGGGAAGCCACCTCCTGCTTGGATAGGTCACCGCCGACATAGGAGAGCAGCGGATCGCAGAAGATGACATCAAGTTGCATCCGAACCACAATCTTGCGGACGAGGTCGGCGAAGTCCTTCCCGGTCTTGGTCGTCTCGGTGAAGAAGCGGAGGTTCTCGCGCAGGAGAGCCTTGTCTTCTCTGGACAGGTTCATCGCCGATGTCACCCCTTGGTAGGACTCAGCCAAGTCTCCGACATCGCACTCCGCCTGGATGACGCCGACCTTGAGGGCGCGCTTCACCGGGATGCCGAACAACTCTCGACCTAGCGCCCAAGAACAGGCGGTCTGCATCGTGAAGGAGGACTTACCGATACCAGACTGGCCGGTTATAAGAAGGCTACCCCCACGGCACAGCCAGCGTCCGTGACCGATGACGTGGTTCGGGTCGTGCTGGGTGTCGTAGGTCTCAAGGAAGTCCGTTCGCAGCTCGTCGGGAAGGTCGTGACCGTCACGCCAGATTACCCAAGCGTCCCAGTCCTCCGCGCCGACCTTGAGCGCCAGAACCTTCTGCTCTTTCTCTCCACGCATCACCCCGCCAAGGCGAGACCATCGGGATGGGTTTTTATTCTGGGGGTCGGGTTCGTGATCTCCAAGGAAGTCATACACCGTATTACGGCGTTCCTCCCATTGCTCCTTGGTGTCGGCATCTACCCGCACCCAAGCGTGGACGGACTTACCGCCGGAGTCTATGAGCGCCGTGATGGGAAGGTTGGACTGGTGAAAGATAGCAATCTGCTCCTCCCGGTTCTTCTTGTCGAACTCGACGAGGACGTGGCGGTACGCCGACACGGACGTATCCGTCCCGGTGAAGTCATCTGGCTTGAACGGATTGATGCGGAGCCAGGCTCCCTGATCTTCGCTTTCGTAGTAGGACTTACCCTTGGCGTCCGGGCCGAAGAATCGCTTAATCCACTCGGCGCGCGTGAGGAAGTTACCCTTTGACGCCGGGAAGTACTTGCCGTCTTCATTCTGACCGGCCTCGTTCGTGATGCAAACCACCTCGTCGTCCTTGAAGGCAGCCAGCAGTAGGTCGGCGGTCGTCATCGACACGGAGCCAAATGCAACCTCGGCAATGCGCTTGGGGTCGAACATCATCCTGCCGTTAGAACCAACCGCTCGCTCACGCCCGGACAGCCAGCCCTTCGGGCGTTCGTGGGGCTTGACATAGGCATCGTTCAGCTTGTGACGAAGATCCTTCTCGCCCCAAGGAGGTGAGCAATGGGACATATTCCATTCCTGAAGCAATGCCCAGGCGTCGTCCCATCCCAGCTCAAAACCGTGCGCCAGAATACTGGCTGCCCGATATGTCGCCGGGTGTCCGCCTTGCCCGGATACCGCTGGTGGAAGTTTGGCGAGATAGTTCCTCGCACCTTTGATTCTGTCAGAGGCGGTCATTGTTGTGGTTTTCTTATCTGATTACTCCTCGAAGAAGTTCAAGCCTTTACGAGCGTATCTTTTATTGAATGTTACGCCGAACCATCTCTCTTCACACATCGGCATAATATTATAGTCAACCCATTCCTTTGCATCAAATGGACTAAAATCATTGATCTCAATCACGCAGTAGATAAGTCTGTAATAAGAATAAAGCAGATGACCATCGTCAGTCTTGCCGACGATGGCCGTCTTGAATATCTCTTTTGGCTCTAGTTGTACCTTACGCTTCGCCATTGGTGATTTGCTCGACCTCTGCAATGCGTTCACCAATCCACCGAGCGCACGGCACGGCCCAGGAGTTTCCGATAGCCTTGTACTGTGGGCCATCGGGGCAGTCGGAGGCCGGCTTACCCTTCCAAGGAATCTGCGTCCAGCCGTCAGGGAAGCCCTGCAAACGTAGACACTCGGTAGGTGTGAGCCTACGCACCGCCATCATAGTTGAATTAAATACAGCTCCGTAATGATTAACATCTGAAGCCGAAGATGAAAGAGCTTGATTTGTAATCGATACGCTTTGATTATAAGTATCAAGAGCCAGTATATGGGTCTCGGCATCGCCGGACTTGCTGTTAGCCATAACGGTTCCGGCAACCTCTCCCAGCTTGATGCCATCACCAATCCTGATGCCGTTCGGTCGGAACGAATAGGCTACGTGTGGCATCTGATCGCCGGACGAAGCCTTGAGGGTGGTGGTAGCCTCGGTGTTAGGTTCAGCGCCAGCGTGGCGACGAAGGTTACCAGGCTGAAAGGTGACAGGGTCTTCCCCGGTGACCACCATAGCCTCGGACTCGACGCGAGAGTTCCCGGTTCGGGAGAAAGGAGGGCCGGACTGAGTGACCGTCGGAGCCGTGTCCGCACAATGTACGACGAAGTTCTGGGCGTGTTGGGACTGCGGGCTAGGCTGCAGGGCGTTAACGCACAGAGCGACATCCACAGGTTTGGCGTGAAAGGTATCATTCTTACTGTCCTCCCTTACCGTGAATGCCTGGGGTTGGACAAGAGCTGCTGGTGCGCCGTGACCGCCGGCCGTCCGAAGCGGGACGTGAATGTCGCCTGTGATGGTCTGATTGTAAAGATCAACGCCTTGTGGGTTCACAGGTTCAACCACGGCGTGTGTCGTGTGAACATCCCCTTGGTCGTGGACATTCAGCGTGTTAGCCTTGCCGTCATCCACCCAAGTCTCCGGGTGTTCCGAAGACTGGGCGCGCGTTGACTTGCGGAAGGCGACAGGCTCGGTAACCATATTGAAACCATCCGCACGGCTGTAGTCGTGGCAGGTGGTCTCAAGGGTGTTGGCTACTCCGGGCTGGGACTTGCTTCCGTAGGCGGTAACTTCGCTGCCGACTCCTCCAGCGCTCGACGCAGGAGATCCGGCAACTCTTTTCCTCGCCTTGATGCCCTTTTGAGGATTCCAGCGCAAGCTTTCGGAGTCAAATAGTACTGCTGCGGCAAGGGGCCAGTTTGAAGCACCTCGCGTAGCGACGAGCCACACTCGTCGCCTCCGTTGAGGTACTCCGAAGTGTTGAGCGTCCAGGACTCGGTATGCCCACCCATACCCGATGTTCCCCAATGCCGTGATGAGGGCAGCAAAATCTCTTCCTCCGTTACTTGTAAGCACTCCGGGGACATTTTCCCAAAGGAACCATTTGGGTTGAAGGTGTTCAACAAGTCCGAGGGTGACGAGCGCCAGGTTGCCACGAGGATCGTCCAGTCCTTTCCGCAGACCTGCGACGCTGAAGGCCTGGCAGGGGCTTCCTGCGCAAACAATGTCAACTGATCCGGGGGTGAGATTCCATTCTTTCCATTTTGTGATGTCGCCATAGTTGGGTGTGTTGGGAAAACGGTGCTTCAGCACGGCTGAAGGAAAAGGTTCAATCTCGGCGAAGCCGACAGGCTCCCAGCCAAGAGGATGCCAGGCGGCGCTGGCTGCTTCGATACCGCTGAATAGCGATAGGTACTTGAGTTTCTTTTGTGTCATTGGTGGCGTCGTTGAGTTGTATGTGGACTTGTTATTTCCCTGTCCAGCAAAAAGGTATTGATCTTGTGTGGCTAGTACGGTGAAAGATTTATTCTCGCTGCCAAGGTATCCTTTGCCGGCCATCTTGCCGATGTTGGTTGAGCCTCGCGAGCCGTCTTCACGCTCTACGCCCCCACGGATTTTAAAACAAATAGGATTCATCTGGTGGCCTTGTAGTGAGCCACCGTGCAATATCTGCCTTTCGTGACAATCTTAAAACGACGCATTTCCATCAATTTATTCTTCAAGGCAAACTCTATGTAACGCTCAACGGAAGAGCGA